GTGGAATTGGATTGTGAGGAGTGACCCAGCGAAGATCGGAAAGAGGCGCATCATCTTGGTTTACATTCAATAGACCACCAGGGAGATAACCCATATCCCCATCGTACTCTACTGAGAACTTTGAGAGCCCATTTTCCCTGTTATAATGATATGCATAATAATATGATATCCCTACCTCACGAAATGAGAAACTGTCGAATATCCCGACACTTTCTGAACCTTCCATGGGAACTCCGCCACATTCACTATACGTTTCAAGGTCAGCATAGTCAGCTGCCGGGAACATAGGGCCTGTAACATCTTCGAAAAAGGAGCCAGGGTTGAAGAATTTGTCTGAAACTCCTTCAACGCTGTTTAAACCAGTTGGGTCGACCCATATAAAAGGAATCATTGCGTCACATTTGAAGTGTCGGTCCTTACTGTCCAATCTTAAATAAGCTTCAAAACTCTGAAACTCGTCGATAACAGATTCTGAAACTTCGAAAGCCGTTGCGAGAATCGAAACGTATTTGCTCCACCATCTTTCAAATAGGCGTGTGAAGCCTCGGAAATCACTAGGCCGCCCTTCTCCTCCCCCGAGTTTCTCAGTTAGTATAGAAGGATAATACTTCTCTCCTACTTTCATACATGGGTCTGCTGCCGAAACACATCTTACACACGTAAAAAAGAATTGCAAGTACCATTTCTTAAATTCAACGACAGTGGGTGCAACTATCGTCGAAAGCCCGATTATATCAGTCGCAACGGGATCACAAAATCCACAGGGTACAGGATAGTCGGCTTCTTTCAAGGCCTCACGTAACCATCCTCCTTCATCACTATGGGCATGGAGAGTCATATTTGCATTCATCCCTCGGAATAATGCGGCAATATGATGGTCGGCCGTCCTGTTCGCGTTTGCGTCTGCTATAATAACGGCAGCAAGGCGAGAAAGGTATTGCGCAAGATGATCACCACTGAGTAGCGTTCCTGCTGATGGTGCGATCTCACTCAGCGTTAAAGCAACTTCAACATTAGCTAGTCTTAAAACCTTTAAGAGAGTAACAAGTTCATGTTGATCTCTGTACATCGCGCTTGAAATGTAAAAATCAAAACTTGACAGACTAACAGCTTTAGAGCATACATGGTTTAGATGCGCTCCTTTATGATTGCTAATATCTACCGCGTGACCCCCAAA